CCAAGTTGCTTCTGCTGGTGATGCTACAACTGCTCGTACTTTGGGTGGTCTACAAGCATGGTTAAATACCAACTACTCTGGTGGTACTTCTGGTACTGCTGGTGCATCTGGTACTACTGCTCGTGTAACTGGTACAGACCGTGCATTTACTCAAACTATCTTGAATACAGTTATCCAATCTGCTTATGTTGCAGGTGGTTCACCAACAATCTTGATGGTAACTCCAGCTCAAAAAGTAGTTGCATCTACATTTGCCGGTATCGCTACACGTTACAAAGATATCCCAAGCAACGTACAAGCATCTATCATCGCTGCTGCTGACGTGTTTGTTTCTGACTTTGGTACTATCTCTATCGTACCTAACCGTTTCATTCCTAACGCTGACTCAGATGACACAGCATTCTTGTTAGACCCAGAAATGGCTTCAGTAGCTTACTTACGCCCATTCCAAACTAATGAGCTTGCCAAAACTGGTGACGCTGATGTAACTCAACTTTTAGTAGAGTACACACTAGAAGTTAAGAACGAAGCAGCTCATGGAATTATTTCCGATTTGAGCTGATAAATCAATGAGTTAGATATGTGGGGAGGGGAAACTCTCCCCCATTACGAGGTCTTATGAGTAATACAATATCCAACGGCATTACAGATACATCATTCATAGATAACGGTGATGAGCTAATCATTGCTAAGAGCCAAGACATAACTGGCATACTTGAGATGAATAAGCGTGAGTACGCTGCTCAAGACGAACGTAAAAGATGGAGTGAGGATGCATTTGGCAACAAGGTCGCATCTATACCGCTCACAGTATTTTCAGATTTAGAGAAGCTAGGTATAACACGTGGCTTCGCAGTAATAGATAAGAAACGATTTAACGAATGGTTAAACAATCCCGATAACAGAGCATTTCGTACAAGGGCAGGGCGCATCTAATGGCAATAAATACATACGCAGATTTACAGACTACGATTGCCAGTTACCTAGCACGTAGCGATTTAACGGCAATGATTCCTGACTTTATTAGGCTTGCTGAAACACGTTTGCGTAGAGAGCTGCGTATTCGCCAAATGTTAAAGGTATCAACAACAACAGCAACAGCAGGTGACTCTACAATTGAGCTACCATCAGACTTTTTGCAGATGCGTGACATTCATTTAAATACCAACCCAATAACATCGCTAGAGTACCTATCACCTAGCGCACTATTCCGTAACTCTCGTACTACTGACTCAGGCTTGCCACATCAATACACCGTGCTTGCCGAGGAGTTTCAATTATCACCAGTACCAGACAGCAATTACACAATAGAGCTTTTATATTATTCAGCACCACCTTTTTTGACCACAAGCAATACGACTAACGCATTTACTACTACCTGTCCCGATTTGTTGCTTTATGGTGCTTTAGGCGAGGCAGAAACATACATTATGAATGACCCAAGACTGCAAATATGGGCAGCATTGTATGAAAGAGCCTTAAATGCGCTAACAGTAAGTGATGATAGCGGAGAATATGCTGGCTCACCAATTTCAATCTCAATAGCAACACGATAAAGGAAAAATCATGTCAGAAATGAGCAACCACCTAGAAAATGCGCTTATAAACGCAACTTTACGCAACACATCTTATACCTCACCAACAACCGTTTACTTGGCACTATACACAAGTGACCCTACCGATGCTGACACAGGTACAGAAGTATCTGGTGGCTCTTACGCTCGTCAAGCTATCACTATGGGCGCACCTTCTAACGGTGTATCTACCAATAGTGCTGATATTGAGTTCCCACAATGTACAGTAGCATGGGGTACGGTAGCCTTTATTGGTATTCGTGATGCATTGACTACAGGCAACTTGTTGTATCACTCACCGCTTACTACATCAAAAGCAATTGATGTTGGCGATATATTTAAAATATCTGTTGGCAGTCTTTCAGTTACACTTTCTTAGGGGTAAGTTATGAGTACAATTGTAACCAGAGCTGGTAAGGGAAGTCCGCTTACTTGGAACGAGGTTGATAATAACTTTACCAACCTAAACACAGATAAACTTCAATCAGGTAATACTGCTGCTGCCTTAACAATCACATCTGCTACCATTAACGGTGGAACTATCACAGGCACAGCACTCAACGGTACTCTAGGTGCTACAACACCAAGTACTGTGGTGGCTACTACGGTAACATCAGCAGGTAATGTAACAGTACAGAATTCAACATATCTTAATTTATTAAATTCAGATAACACCAATGGTGTTCAACTATACAATGCTGGTTCTACTGGAGCAGGCAATGGAGTTATGTCTTTTAACATATCCGCAGTTGAAAAGATGCGTATTGACTCATCAGGAAACCTAACCGTAACTGGCGGTGCTACCATCCAAGGTCTAACAGTAGGTAAGGGTGGTGGTGCTGTAGCAAGTAATACTGCAATTGGGTTAGTTGCTTTACCAGCAAACACAACTGGTTTTTATAATGTTGCCGTTGGAAATGTTGCATTAAATTTAAATACAACAGGTAATAATAATTCTGCTGTTGGTTTAGGCGCTTTAGGTGCAAATACAACAGGCTCATTTAATACCGCCATAGGCTCTCAAGTTCTTCAAGCAAACACCACATCATCAAGCACTACAGCCGTAGGCTATCAAGCTGGCTATAGTGGCACTACTGGGCTTGGCGGTTCGTCATTATTTGGTTGGAAAGCTGGGTTTACATCTAACGGATTTATTAATGCTTTTGGTTATCAAGCCCTTTACTCAAATACTTCAGGAGCTAGCAATTGTGCTTTTGGTTATCAAACTTTAGGTAGCAATACTACGGGGTCTAATAATGTAGCGTATGGTGATTCGGCTTTAGCATCAAACACAACAGCCTCCTACAACACAGCAGTAGGTTACCAAGCAGCTTATACAGGAACTACTGCATCTGGTATTACAGCAATTGGCTCATCAACACTTCGTACCAATACAGGAAACAATAATACTGCAATGGGGACTAATACCCTTTTCACAAACTCTACAGGCACAGAAAACACATCAATTGGCTTTGCCTCAATGTACTACAACACTACTGGTGCATACAACACAGCACTTGGTAGTTTGGCATTGCAAAACAACACCACCGCATCTGACAACACCGCAGTAGGTTATCAATCTGCTTATTCCAATACAACTGGACTTCGTAATACGGCAGTAGGCTATCAATCTGGATATACTTGTTCAACTGGTAACTACAATACTTCTTTGGGTTGGAAAGCACTCAACTTAGCTACTGGTGATAGCAATACTGCTATTGGATATACTGCACTTCTTAATACATCTAGCGGAACAGCAAATACCGCAGTAGGCTTATCTGCACTACAGTCAAACACCACAGCAAACTACAACACAGCAGTAGGCTTATCTGCACTACAGTCAAACACCACAGCCTCTTACAACACAGCAGTAGGTTATCAAGCTGGGTATAGTTTTAACACTACTTCTAATACTTATAACTGTTTTATTGGTGATAGGGCTGGGTATAGTGCAACTACAGGTACAGCTAATACTTATGTAGGTGCTGGTGGTTCTGGGTATTACATGACCACAGGCTCTAAAAACACTATCCTTGGTGCTTACAACGGCAATCAAGGCGGTTTAGACATCCGCACAGCTTCTAACTACATTGTTCTATCAGATGGTGATGGCAATCCTAGGGGTTTTTGGAACGCAAATGGGTATTTAAAATCTAGCAATGCAGGAGCGCTTAGAAACGCAGCATCAAGTAACGGTATTGAATTTTACAATTCAAACAATTCTGCAGCTTTATTGTTAAATAACACAAGTGCAACTTTAGGTGCGGATTTATTTGTTATTACAGCAAACAGTAACACAACAAATAATACTTTTTATTACATGCGTTGTTTTAATGATGCTGCAGGCGCATATAAATTCCAAGTGGCAGATTCTGGAAATGTAACTAATACCAACAATAGTTATGGCGCAGTTTCTGATATTAAATTAAAAGAAAACATTACCGATGCAACTCCTAAACTTAAAGATTTGTGTGATGTAAAAGTTAGAAACTTTAATTTTATAGGCTCAGAAGATAAGCAACTTGGTGTTATTGCACAAGAATTAGAAACTATATTCCCAGCAATGATTGACGAAGTTTCTGATAAAGATATTGATGGAAATGAGTTAGGCACTACAACAAAACAAGTTAAATACTCAGTATTTGTACCTATGCTAATCAAAGCAATACAAGAATTAAAAGCAGAAATAGATTTACTCAAGGAAGCTAAATAATGGAACTAACTCAAGAAGACATCGCTCGCCACTACAGCGCAGCACTAGACTCTGTAAGCCTAATCAACGGTGACAAGCCAGATAACACTACAGACGAAGAATGGGCAGACACAATAGCTCGTAACAAGGAGCATTTAACCATAATGCTTGCTAAAGAATTTTGGACAACAGAGGACTTAACACCTCTCCAAGATGCAGTAAAATAACTTAACTTAAAGGAAATCC